ATGATCCCGCCGACGTTGTTAAGCGGAATGATCCAGTGTGTCGCTGATGTGACCGCCACTTCCCGCTTCGGCGGCACTGTCTTGAAGTGCTGGATGTGGAAGTATGGCGCAGAGCCCAAGGAAGCCACGTCATGCGCCTCACGGATCGTGTAAGGGGTAACTTCCAGTGGATTGCCTTCCTCGTCCTCAGTAGGCTTAGGAGGGACGTTCCACTTTTTAAGGACGGACGCAGGACATTCAAAGTTATTGAATGCGTTGTCCGTAAGTCTGAAGAATGTTTGAGCCATAATTATAAACCGTATTTAGATTTCTGAGCGTTGAAGTTTTGCAGCACCTCGTCTGCGGTGAGAACGACGTTGTAGATTTTTGCGGAGCCGATCTTGCGTGAACAGAAGCCAGATGCTCCGTTGTCCCACGATCCAACATCGAAGGAATCAGTGCCGACATAAATGCTTGCAGGAAGAACCCCCGTAGTTGTTGTTGAGACAAGCTGTCCATCTAAATATCCAGAAATGCCAACTCCAGCTTCATAGGTAAATAATACGTGCGAAACCTTATCAGTGACAGTAATATCATCCGTCCTGTTGGTGGTTGAAGTCCCCCCTGATGTTGTGTGCAATCTCAGAATGCCATCTGCCGCACTTAGCTGGTAAATTGCGTATGACCGTCCAGATGTTAGTCCAAATTTTGCAATCAATGCTTCGGTTGCAGCACCAGACTTATAGAAATTCCCCCAAACCTCCCACGTCGCCGTAGTCGTCACGTCCAGCGAATCACTGTCAGCGGTGCGGGAATGCTCCCCTTCACCGTAGAAGTTGAGCTGCTGGTTGTTCAGCCTTGGTTCAAGGATCGCTGTGCCAAGTGCGTCGATCTGGTCGTTCGCGTCGGAGGCGGAGATGAGTGCGTTGCCACGTGGCATGACGACGTGCATGTTACTTATAGTATAGCTCGACGGAACATCACCCTCCGAGAAGTTTAACTCATTGAAGTCATCGCTTGCAGTGAACTCCATGTCGAAGTCTCCCGATTCGACAAGGATGATTCTAGATGATCTGAGCGCAGTATTAAAGGTGAGGCCAAAGTTAGGGCTACCCTCAGCTATGGCGATGTGACCGCGAACGCGAACGGTATCACCAGAGAGTCCGCTGAGGTTCATCACGTAGCCCCCGATCCCTGATATAAGGGAAATGTCTACGTTGCCCTCTGGAAAGGACTCCGAGTTAACAATGAACCCGCTAGATGACTTCTTTGACAGTGTGGTATACTTGTTCCAATTCCGATCTGCGGTCTGCGGGATGGTTGCTCGCTTCTGGCCTACGGTGACGGGTGAGCCAACTACCGACGCACCACCCCACTCACTTGACGTAACGCCATCACCCTCGGCTATCCAGCTACCAAAGGTCAGGTTTTTAATTACCCCAGTAAATGTCCCAGAAGCGCAAGCACCTAGATGCATTTTGGTAACTACAGCATTGATCGCTCCAGTTAGTGCCATAGATCCAGCTGGAACACTGTCAATACTCACAGCAACAACAGACGAGCCATCATACGTGATTTTAAAAGTTTGGAATGTCTTCTGCTTTAGCGCAGCTCCGAGGTTAAAGAAAGCGCGGGTTACACCAGCAGTGCCTCCACCCATATACACAGACAATTGCGTTCCTACCATCTCAATACGGTAGCTTACTGAATTATTAAACGCAAAGAACCTATACGTTGCCGCCCAATCCGAGAACGCATCAAATTCAATGTCAAATCCCTCGGAGGTGTTGGCAATAGGTAGGTCAGTAGTTTTGTTGATATAGTCGCTCGTTCCGTCGAACCACATGTAGTCATCATACCCCACGATCCCCGCAACCTCTGGATCAATGCCCTCGCCCGTAAAGCCATTACAACCTGTGCATGTGCCGTGAAAGCCGTTCGCGCCACTGTCCACGATGGTCTTGCCGTCGAGACCGTCCGCTGTTGGATCGCTCCAGTCGGCCAGTGTCCAGTGGGCAATTGACACGCCGTTCTCAAACACTTCTACTTCAGAGAAGTCGGAGGCGGCAAACGAAGAGTTACTAGCTACGCCTAGACGTATATTTTTTATGAAGTCGGGATAAGTGATGACTTCCGTCTCCCATATAGTTATCGTAAATTCTTCCCACTCGCCCGTAGCGTTCGTGGTCAGTATCTTATTAGCGAAAGTGTCTGTGGGCGCTTCGAATTGGGAGAAGATGGAGCCCCCAGCAACGGCACGCGCCTTTATAGTAGCTGTATATTTAACCCCAGGGTATAGGTCTAGTCCTGCCCCGAAAGGTAAAAGGATTGAGTCATTCACCCCGTCCGTAGAAATCCCGCGACCTGAGTACAGCGTTGCATCATTCCCTTCGGGAGACTTGTCCACAATCGTGAACTCACCCACGGTTCCGTAGTCCATGACAAGACCTACCTTGTAATAAGACACACCGAGCCCTTGGCCCATTGTTCCAATGACCACTGGGGCGACTACACTCTGGACGGTGGGCTGGGTGATCATATTAGTAGGCGCGTTTCGCAGTTACTTTAAGGTCGATACTTGTTCCACCTGTAAGGTTGAACGAGAGGTAACCTGCACCAAGGGTGATGATTTTGTTGTAGGCAGTAGTCACTGCCAGAACCTCCTCATCTTGGTTCAAGAGAGGGGTCCATTCGTCGCCCGCCTCCTCCTGCCAATCCACTTGGACCGAGGTCCCACCGAAGTTGGGGCCATCAATATTGAGGAAAAGTGGACCCCCGTGTACGGGGATCGGATCTGTGCGTCCTGTGGTCGTGATATTCATAGTCTGTAGCTAGTTGATATTATGTCTGGAGTCAAGATTATCTGTGGTCAAAGAGTCCTTCTTGGCCGTACGTCTGAGCACGCCATGCAGAGCGCATCTTTTGTTCTTGAAGAACATTAATACTCTCTCCAAAAGCTTTTGCGATCATCCACTGGGAGGTAGTTCCGACTACGGGGTAGTTGGCGCCTACAAGTGCGCGACCTGCATCCACTGAATCGGCCATGCTCTCCGAAGAAAGTGTCATGTCATAGAATGCGCGAGGTAAAGGAGCCATTCCTCCACGAAGATTCCCTGTTCCAAGATCGAGCATAGGCTCTAAGATCCCCGTAACCCCTGACTGCTGAACAATACGTGCCCACATCTTAGGCGTCATGTTATGAAGGAACATAGGTTCACGTAAATTTGCGATGTCCCGTAAAGCAGTAGCAAAATATGCCAGCGCCAGTGCTGAGCCGATATATGCCGAAGCTTCTGCCATTTGCTGGCTACGGCTAGTCCATGGTCCATCGTATCCATTCTTAAACTTCCGTGCAACAACACGGGTCATTCCAAGAGGGAAGCTCATATACTGAGTACCGATACGTGCCAGCTCGCCCACAGGTGTCCCTGCTTTCGTCCCGAACCGAACTAAAGCCTGAGACCCTGCATCAGGTTCAATGACTGCCTGCTTCATGTTCCATGTAGCATACTCCCGATATATACGGCGAAGGTGTGCGTTGTCGTCGATGTTCTGTACCGCGATGCGCAGGACGCCGTCAGGATCAGGTTTAGCGTAATGAAGAAGCGCGTCAATATCAGTATCGTTAAAACCAAAGTCCTTCATTGATCCCCGTGTTCTGGGGTCAATACCTTTCTGTGCGGAGGTGGCCATACTCGCTGTGAATATGTCCATATAGACCTCCTGCCCAACTGTCGTGAACGTATTAAGGCCATTAAGTGCGAACATTTTCTGGTTAAGGATGGATAGGACATCCGTACCACGAACGCCTTCCGCACCTATACGTCGAGCAGCAGCATTGTTAAAGGCATCGGCTCCTGCCCCTTCATGCATGAACCACTCACGCATGGCGGAATCATCGTTATTGAAACGGCGCTTCATGGCTTTGGCGTACGATTGCCAGAACCTCTTATCCGTCACACCTGTATCTATACCTTGATATTTTAAAGTAGCCGCAATGAGCGGGATATCTGATATGGCAGAGATGCCTGACATAGGAAGAAAGGCTATGTTAGATACCTGCCGAAAAGCCTTACCCCACATGGACAATTTCATGTCCGCAGGATTGTCCATAACACCTGCTTGATACTCTAATGTCCCCAGTAATGCGGCTACATCTATATCTCTACGTGTCTGACTAATCTTTCCCTTTCCTGTGGAAGTAACCTCTAGTCCGTCGTCATAGGTGCCGTCTTTCTTTGTGGACGCAGGGCGAGCCTGATGAAGAATCCCCATCTGAAGAAGTGCGGCTTTCATGTTCGGAATAGGGGCATTTCCGAGAGAGCGAGACAGTGCGATCATCTCTGATCTGTGACGGACTTGGTCGATGAATAAACGTCCAACATTACGGTGGCCGCTGTATTCCACCATGGCATCTATCTCGAACTCTTTCTTTAAGATGACCGTCCGTGACTTACCAAAGGAACCTGCAATATCTCCTGATTGCTGCTGATCCGCAGGGATACCTGATTTGGACTCTGCCCACCAAGATAATAGAAAATCATCAGGAGTAAATTCTCGCCACTCACTTACATTGGTCTTGGAAGGGCCTGAATTAAGAACGCCGCCATGAGCTGCACGTGTAGCGTCCCAGTCAATGAATTTAATCATGTTGTCATACCATGTGGAATACCCTCCACGATGCATCGAAACATTGTCCCAACGCGCATTAACCCCCGTGTGTCCTTTGAGAAGATGAATGCCTGCCCCCATCTCATTGAGCTCAGCTATCTGCTTTGCTGGAATATCTTTAAATGCCTTGAAGATGGCCTCAAATGCCTCGATACCTGCCCATGAATCAGGAATCTTTCCTTCCCTGACACCCTGCATAAGATCCCGAATAAATGCATTAGATGCCTTATCTAACTCTTTACCATATATACGAACAGCCTCGGGATTCGCAGTTTCCGCAGAAGGCGTAAACTGATCCTGATAAAGTAAGTCACCGTCCCCAAGGAACAGGTCCCTGAGCGAGTATTTATGAAGAACGTCCATGAGCGCAAACTGATCTTCTGCTACCTGTGCAGCGAGCCTAGAGGACAGTGGGCGCTCCACAGGTATTCCTTTTCTAAAGGTACCATCTAAAAAGGATTTCAGGTGGTCGATCATTCCTGGCTTAGTCTTTGCGGTACCTCCTTGGCGAACAATATCTTCCTGTGCATGAGTGTTTCGGACTTCCCGAACGGTCTCTTGTAATCGCAGCTCCTCCATATATGAGGTTACCCTTACTCCAGGATTTACGTTATTGGCCACATCTTCTGCTACCATACTAGATACACGTATCGTCTCTGCGTCCGAGAGAGCTTCCGACAAACTCTTTGAGAGAGCTACTGTATCTACTTCGCCGTTTCTTTGACGCACACCTACGCCGATATCCACGATCTGCTGGACAATGGACTTCTTGTTCATGTGCTTTATCTGTATCCCGCGAAGTCTACTGATAAGTGGAGCATCCCCCTTGAACATGGCGGATTCTGAGAGTGCCTTTGACCATCGAGTAATGCCTTCAGCATCCAGTGCTCCAAGGTCCGTGTTGAGAAGGGCCACCAGCTTCTCATTCCCTGTGAGTGTGATAAGGGACTCCTTTATATAATTAACAGGGTCCTTCGTAAACGAATCATACTTACGAACCGCGCCGTCCACCTTCTTGGCAAGATCCGCCGCCTTCTCTGACGCCTTCTTGCGCTCTGCGTCTTTGGCACTCTCTGCTTCCGTAAGGGGCTCTTTCTTGAGGCGTTCGTTATACTCCGCGATTCTATCTATAGTCTCCTGTCCCTTGGCCTCCATTTCACTTAACTTCTCATCTATCTTGGACACCGCTTCCCGAAGGTTTTTCCTGAACAGGCCATATTTAGAAGGGAGACTGTCCGCAATCTCACTAAGACGTGCTGTGAGCGCATCTACCTTCCCTGCTAAATCAGGAGCTGCATTGCTTCCCTTGGCCTCTAGTGCAGATAAGGCTTCCCGTGCTTCCTTGAGCAACTTGCCCACTGAGCCTTTAGCCTCTGCGGTGAGTGCAGAGGTGTTATTCAGAAGACTCCCTACCCGCTGAATGGTTCCTTGGATAATCTCAGGAAGATTGGCCGATGGCTTATTTGGTGAAGACGCGGTTCCAGTAGTATCTCCTTCCACGATGGCTTCAATTTTTTCGGCCATGCTCTCCAATGCCTTACGGTGCTCAGGATGCTTTGAGGCAGCATCCTCCATAGCACTAGATAGTTGATAAAGGGCAGGGGTGATACCTCTTGATTGCTCTACGTGTCCGCGCAGAACTAGCGATGTCAGACGGCGAAGCTCGGTAAGTGGCTCACCTATCGCTACCTTACTGGCTCCAGAAAGCCCTTCTAGCCTTGATACATTTACACCAAGCTGAAGAGACTCCTGAAGTAATATTTCAGGTAGCCTCCCAAAGACCGCTTCAGACTCTGTCCTCTTAAAATCAAGCTGAGAAGTGGCTCGGGTACCCTTCTTGATTTCTGAAAAGAAGGTGCCTAATTTCTGAGCCAGTTCTTCAGGCGTCATGTTATCGAGATCAGCCTCCGTAACACGGACGGTGTACGACCCGTCTCCTGAAATAAGTTCTCTTGCTCGGTTATATATCTGAACAATGAACTCACGAAACTTCTTAAAGGTAGAGGGGTCTCCGTCACGAAGTGCCTTCCAGAACTCAGGTTGTGCAACGGCCCATTCAATCAAGTGGGAGGGACGTTCATCAATAAAGGCCGTCTTATCGTACCGAGGTTCAATGACCTTGTCTAGCGCCGCGACCAGTTTTGGCTGTGACTCAATAGCCTTCGTCAAGGCGTTCCATGTTTCAGGAGACGTTGACTTCAGAACATGGATAGCTTCATGGAACACCGTCTGCGGGACAGAGGTTGATGAGCCTCCGCGTGCCCATGCTTCAAGGGAGCCCATATAGACGGTACTGTCCCCATGATACACCTGCCCCAGAAAGCCGCCCGACGATCCTTCACGTTGGACGATGTTTCCGTTCTTGGCCTTGATACCGAACACGTCACGGACAATGTTCATGGCCTGCTGGATCTCTCTCTTATACGCCGCGAAATATGTTTCGAGAATCTCTTTCTCTGTCGCTTTGATGGCTTTCTCAAGCTCCGCAATTTCAAGTTTTAGCTTCTCGTTGGTTTCTACGTCATCTCTAAGGAGATATATCTCCAGCTGCCACTTATGGGCGTTAAGGTCTGTAAACAACCAAGACATACGGTCCTGTGCCTTGGCCTTGTCTGATGGCATCTCGACGGACTTATGCACGCGGGGTTCAGTGGGGGAAAAGCGATTACTGAGTTTGGCGATCTCCCGATCCACCAGAACCTTGGCCTCTAGCAGCACCGTCTTAGCCTCTACAGATTTGGCGGAGGCGATGTCTTTGGCCATCTCGGCTTGTGCCACTATCATGTTCTGGAGCTGAGCAAGCTGTTCGGCTACGCGCATATCCTTCTGGAAAAGTTTGGTTGTTTGGGCAAGTGCCTCGCGAAGAGCAGGCGCCGTTGTCTCTGATAGCCGACCGCCTTCCGCCTTAATTTGGTCGAGGACTTGGTTAAGCTGACGGGTAGCACGATGAGTAGAAGCCGAGACAGCCCTTCCTGCTCCCGTAACTCCTTGTATCAAAGAAGATATCCCGTCAACAGTGCCCTTACCCAGATCCACCCCTGCGGAGACAATATCAGCAGGGAGACCTATAAGGTCCTTTGTCGTGCCTGTAAGTCCGCGAGAAGAGCCCGCGTTACTTGTCGCTTCAGAGATAGCTTTACTGACATCACCAAGAGCTTCGGAAGCCACATCCAGAGCCTCCATTCCTCTTTCTACGATATGGAAGCGGTCTTGGAGTGCCTTAGCTGCCTCCAATGTAGCCTCAGTCCCTCTGGCAAGATGCGGGAATAGTTTACGAACACCTCGAACTGCGCCAAGAATAGCGGTGTCAGTGAGCCGTGAGTATCGCTCCTTAGCACGGACCAATGAACCTAGTCCACGGACTGTTCGGCTGTCGGAAGAAGAGAGACGTTTCTCTGTCGCTGAAAGGAGTCCGTAGTATTTCTTTAGCACAGTATCCGCAGCGTCTAGGACATCAGAAGGAAGGTCGCTTTCCGATATGGATCTCTTAATTCGAGCGGTCAGCGAGCCCATAACAGAGTCATCTGCACCATGGATGCCTTCTGCGGCAGCGGTCGCCTGTTCTCGACCCTCTTTAATAGGAAGGTCGTGTGTCCCCTCTGTGGCTTCATTAACAATCTCCGCATCAGTAGCTGAACTATCTGAGACCTTACCTGACTTCTCAGGATTGGCCTCTGAGGTAGCTCCCATAGGGCCACGGGGATCGAGACCTTCGAGAAGAGAGTCGATGCCTACATTATGCTGGAGCAGCTTATTAGACATATGCGACAAGGAGGCCACCTTAGCAATAGAGAGAGTATTGAGCCCTACCCCGAAGACAGGCGCGAGCCCTACGTCAAGGGCCACATCTTCCATGCTATAATCTCGATCTGTATATTTAGAGAGCCCCAAGATAGCTACCGACTCAGGAACCTGCTGCATGGCGGATTTAACAAAGATATCCCGTGCCGCCAAAGACGTTGCAGCGAAGCGGCGACCCTCACGAACGGCCTGTGCAACTTTTAAACTTCCTCCTACTAAGTTGGTAAGCTTTGCTCCCGTCTGACCTGCTTTCGCTGCTTTCACAGGGGCACCTCCTGGGACAAATGCCAGTGCAAGATCGAGAGGCTGAAGGAAACTGCCTCCGCTAGTTACCGCGAAATTAGCAATAGGATTCTGACTGGCCGCAATCTGTGAGTTGACCTCGCGCCTGACCTTATATTTCTCACGAAGCTTCGCCTCCTCGTAGGTCTCCCCTTCGATATAGTTCAGAGAAGTTTCTTCTCCGAACCGCTCCTTAAATACCTCGGGGGTCATGTCAACAGAACCTTCCTGAAGAGCAGTGTCCCGAGTGATCTTCTTCATGAGCGCGGCCTTGGCCGTTTCATGTAAGGACTCGTCGGCACCGAGCTGCCACGCAGATACAAACTCTGTGCCTGCCCCGAAATCGGGGGTGAAAGATAGTGACTGTGTGGTGCTCTGGCGAAGTTCTTGTTCGAGTGTAGCCATATATTAAAAACCTGTAGGTATACCTGCCGCTCCTTTATTTCTCTCGAAGAAGGCACGGCGTTTCTTCTGAGCAGTGGATTCTTCCTCCAGTTCCTCCTTTGTAGGGCGACGGTTGATGTAGTCAAGAACATCACCTATTTGAGAGGTCTCTATAAAATTAGACAGCGCTCGATCTATTTTAGGGGCAACTCCCAATGTAGCGAACCCAGCGACTCCTGATTCAAATATGTCCTCATATCGCTGGACACGCTCCCTATTTATTTGAGCCATGTCTCCTGACTCTTTATAAAGTTTATCTGCCCGAACATAGAACATGGCTTCACCGTCGGCGTTCTTGGGGATATCATAGGTAAGTGCAGCGCTGTCCCCTCCTTGGAATATCCACGCATCGTAATCTTTTCGACCCTGAATCTGTGTGGCCACACGAAGAGGATGTACCATGGCGCCTTCTTTCTCCGACCAGATAGGGTTTCCTATCTTCATGAACTGCTGGCCGCTATCTAGCGTCATATCTTTAACCATTCGGAAGGCATCCTCCTCTCCGATGAACTGCTTCACAACAGCGTAGACTTTTTGGGCGATAGGGTCTTGCGAGTCCTCAAAGCCCTTAAAAGGAGACGTGTCTCCCTCCATGAGATTAATACCCGATTGAGCGGGATCAAGGAGGTGTAGAAAATTAGACTCTATCTCCTGTGCTAACTCGCTGTAAGAAGGGGTCTCTGTCCCAGCAGCGTAAGCATAAAGATTATTGAGCGCCGCACCAACGGGGGTCGATACCTTCAACTGGCCGTGCTCGTCCCGAAGGGAAGCAGGCATAGAACCTATATCAAGACGGATTGCTTGCCCGCTGTCAGGGAGGTTTATGACATGGCCAAGAGAATCAGCAACAGTCCCCAGTTCGCTTTGAAGAGAGGTCGCGTCACTCGCTCCTTTACTTGCCTGATCATAGAGCCATCCCTCATATACCTTCTGGTACCCCTGTGCGCGTGCGGTATCTCCTTCTGAGTTAGCGGACAGAATCAGTGATGAGAAAGGATTTCCTTTCTTAGCTATGGCCTCTTTAACCGTAGTTAGCGCGGAGGCATCAGGAAGAGCAGGTCTATCTGACTCGTCCTGAAGATACCACCCTACAATACTTTCCTTCATATTAGGGTCCGCAACATCTGTATATAATGATGCCGCAACAGCCGCCTCCCTGACAACCTCATTAGGAGACTGAGATGCCGCATTGGACCAGTTGCTCAGAATACCGTCCCCGCCGTTGGACGCGGAAAGTGAGGCGAAATGTTTCACTACCTCCGATGCCCCTTCGCCCTTTAAATGTTCCCATGCATCAGGTTCCACTAATGTATTGAGACCAATCAGTGAGGACTGTGCCTCCGCAGGGTACACTTCAGGATGCTCCGCCATCACTTCCTTGACACCTTCCCGAAAAGAGTCCGTGGCTCCTCGTATGGCAGCAAGATCAGGCTCCGCCGATGCGAGTTGTTTGTTGATCTCATTAAGAGGAGCCTTTAAATCAGGATTCAGTATCGTAGCCACGGTTATCCAGTCATTGTCCTTCTTAGCCTGATTGACCACCTTCATAATAGTATTCGCGTGACCCTGAACCTTAGATAGGTCTGCGGGAGTGATTTTCATGTCTTCACTTGGAAGGATACCGTCGGACTTAATGAGGTCATAGGGGTTAGTGGTCATCCATTGCTCTAAAGAGAGGGCAGACTGCAAGGACTCCGTAGCCGCCTGCTGAGAGGGTGTCCCCGTCCCTCGAAGAGACTGAAGACGTGCATTCTCTGAGTCGAGCTCTCCAAGGGTCATAAGCCTTCTCTGTCCCTCAATTGAAGCGAACGAAGATCGCGTAGCGTCATGGACAGGTTTCATGTAAATACCAGACTTCATTGAGGTTTTCGCTCGGTCAATGACAGACTGCACAGCTTCTCTGCCTTGGGGTGTCAGAGACCGTGATGCTTTAAGAACATCCTCTGCCGTACCAATAGCTGTCTTATACTGTGCTCGGCCCAATGGTGCCTGCTGACGAAGAAAGCTAGTGGTATTCGCGACCATGGTTCTGGACACACTGCCCTGATACCATGCAGTAAAACCAGGATTGTTCTTAGGAATAAAGAAATCATCCATCGCAGTATCTGCCGAAGCGGAGTTCAGCGTATATGCCATAGGGCCGTCCGAAGTAGCATAGGCGCCGTTAGCTGAGAGATTCCCTGAAGTAGTCTGGAAATCCTTAGCACTATTCTGCGTAATGGCCTTGTCCTTGAATACAGCGTAGCTCTTTAGGGACGCGTTCTGTGCAACATTGGACTTCTCCCGCGAACTTTCATTGAAAATAGCGAAGTGCTCCTCCCTGATCGGAACTTCCCCATTAGCTGTCTCTAAGAAAAGATTAGGGTCGTAGTCCTTCTGCAAATAGTTCTGCTCGAACTTACCGTAGAGATCGTCGGCAAGTTTAAAGTTTCCGTTCGACCTTGCCGCATCAATGCTGCGCATATCTTCAAGGCGTTGATTGTCCAACCTAGTCTCCGCTAATTTTAAAGAGGCACTCTGTTGAAGGCGATCCCTCTGTTCCAAGTTCCCCGCGATCTGCTTAGTCGCGCCTGCCACCTGACCCAGTGCTCCTTGGATGGCGCGTGCTCCGCCGTCGCCATAGTCTAGGCCGAGGCCGAACGAGGCTGCGGAGGCTTGTTGATCTTTCTGCGTGGATTGTCTGAGTCGGATAGCCATTAAAATTCAATTCCTGATGCGGTTCCTGCTCCCTGTGCCGCGCCGCCGAGGAATGTAGCGTATCCACCGATTCGCGCGGAGGAGGCTTGTCCCTTGTATGCTGCGGAGCGGTTACGGCCTTCTGCTAGGATAAGTCCAGATTGAGTGCGACCTGTTTCAAGGGCACGGGAAGCACGCATGTCAGCGAGAGTGCCTTCCTGCGAGTATTGGTAGCGCTCTTGAGCACCACCAGAAAGTATTTCCACTTCTTGACGCTCCAGAAGGAGTGCGTCAGATCGAAGGACATCGTCAAAGCTGTAATCAAATGCTCCTGTGCGCCCTGCCTTGGCCTCCGCCTTGGCAAGCCTCTGAGCCGTCTGTGTCCGCTGGTCCCGTAGCGCCTTGCTGCGGGTCTGGGCGGAGTCTGCGGCATTGAACTGAGCCACGGAAGCTTGGAACGACTGGTCCCCTGCTTCAGCTACGGCGTTGTTCATCGCTACCTGCGCGTTGTATGCGGCCATCTGCTCTGCTGCCGTCGCTTGGTTCTCGGCCTGTGCTGCGGCGTTCTGGGCACCCAAATATCCTACCGCACCTGATGCGACACTGGAAATTGCTGAGACTACTAAAGCTGCGGTTCCCATATTATTTTACTTCGACCTCCGTTACGGTTGAGATGACAGTGAGTGGATATGGCTGATCTTGGATAAGCATAGGAACCTTGTCCACTGCATACTGAGATGCAGGCAATGTTTTTTCTTTGGTGAAGCCTGTGAACAGCGGGGGCGATTCTCCTGCTGGAGCATCGTCCAGATGTTTCGTGATATCCAAGGCTCCTGCTTCAGTGAATCCTTGCTTGAATCCGAGGCTGCGGAACACATAGAACCACTGCTTCACGTATCGGGCGATCTGTCCGTAGGCATTACCTCCCCGTGTCTCAAGGCCGAGCGGGTTCCCCTGAAGAACACCTGTGTAAGGGAGACCTACCAAAGAATACTTGGTAACAGTCACGCCTTCAGGTAGGACTACAAGCCCGTTAAGGACAGGGAGACATCCGTAGTCTAGTCCGTCGATGACCGTGCGGACGCATTCGTCTTCGTCTAGCAATCTGGAAGCTACAGGGATCTCTGTCACAGGGGCGGGGTGGTATCCCTTCTTAGGACTGCGAGAATATGAGTCAAGGTATGCCGCACCGCCTTTGAAATTATCGCTAGAGTCGTCAGTGAAGGAGGCACGCATACGCTCCATGGTACGTATACCATTACGCTCCACGATCAGCCACAGCTGGTCTTCGGAAGTATCAAGATCGCCCTTCGGGACGCTCTCTGCTTCAATAACGATACCATCGGTAATGTGCTCTGCCCACGCATAGTAATCGTCCTCCTTGCGATATGTCAATGTAATCAGCCTTCCTGCCTCTGTGACAATCCAGAACACAGAGTTCGGATTGGCCTGATAGGAGAAGGAAATAATCGGATCGCTGTCGAAAAGCGTCGGCACCAGCTTAGTAGTGGTCTTCGTATCGAAGGACTGCGTCTGGAAGTCGAAAATGAACTCAGCGAAGCTACGTCCGCTGATATGTGGGAAGAACACAGAGGAGCCCACACGCATACCTTGCAGAGCAGAGCCAATGGAGGTCTCCTGCGTGATTCGGACATTGCTCGGAGTAATAGCAGCGGAGAACTCATTTGGTCTCAGCTGCCACTCGTTCGATTCTGTCCCTGCAATCAAGGTGGGCCCCGATTCCAGCCACCGAATAATAGTCGAGGATGTTCCGAGAGGATAAGTGATGCCTGTGGTGTCGAGCACGGTGCCATCAGGTTCCACTGTGCGAAAGTCTGTGTCATCCTTTGTGTTGCTGAGCCATACCAAATTGGGATCATTCTTCGATCCTGCGTAGACTCGGCGCTGCTCGTAGTAGGAGACCGCCATGGGCCAATTATTGTCGTACCATGCGCCCCAGCGATATTCGGTGAATACTCCGTTGTTATTAATCTCTCCCGTGAGGGCGTCTCTTGGGATATCCGACAGGACGTCGCAGGTGGCGTTAGTAGATGCAGTAGAAGTGATGCGAAGGAGCACCCACTTATCAACCAAGTTACCAAAGAAATAACGACCCGTATCGCGGGTGTTGGAGAATACTGCCTTACTTGCATAAAGTGTAGTTGTGTGAGAGGCCAGCTCCTGTGGGTCATTGGTAAGATCATAGACGGAGACAGTGCCTGTGGTGACACGTAGTGTCCCAGCGGCCTCTAAGGTACCTGTATCATCCTCAGTAACCACCTGCGTCTCGTCCGCCTCGAATACATCGAACTGTCGCTGAGTGGACATATTGGCGATAATGAGGCCAGTGTCGGAAGCCCCACCTGTGCGATCAATCCTGTAATTCATGGCGAAACGCCATGTCCCCCCAACCTCCTTAACAAGGGCGGTGCGGTTGCTATCAGCGATTCCTGAGAGATTATATACTGTTATCTCTGAAGCATCTCCCCATTCGTAAACCTGATACACGATTCCAGACTCAAATAAGCTATCTGAAAGACTACCATATATGAAATCAACAGGGTGATCTTCAAGGCCGCGGTAGTCCTTTAAATAGAACCATCGAGCTAGTCCGTCTTGAGAGGAATTAGACCCGTCCATGCGCTGAGTAGGTTCACATACGTTTGTGAAGAGCTTATCTCCGCCGACACGGACCCATGCACCAATGTGAGAGGTCTCAAAGATTGCCGCGTCTGCGCGGACGTGCCACTTTCCATCAGGGACGCGGTCTTGTCGCTGCCATGTATTCACATCAGAAGGATCAGTGGTCCCTGTTCCCTTGAGACCAAATAATCGTACTGAGGGGTCTTCAACATTTACTACAGACTCCACTGGATCGACATAGCAAGATGTGCCTGCGGGATCAGCAGGACCTGAGACCCCTTCTTCATTCTCGGCAAGTGTCAGGACACGGCCAAGGGCCCATTGATTGGCTACCTTATACTCTACATAGTAGGGTCTGAGGGCCATGTCGGTGATCTGAGCGGCAGTGAAGGTAAAATCATTCAGCGTGGATTCAAGACGAACGACCTCCTTCGAGGGGTCGATCCGCATAACCACGTCCGAGGTGTCAATCTTCTCGAAAGGGTGTGAGGTGTAGCTTATTTCACTGAACGTCCACGGGGTAAGACCTGCTGAACCAGATGATCCCGCAAAAAGTTCGACGCCGTTGATATCAAGGAGACGATACTTATCGGGCGGCGTGTCTGTCTCAGTAGAATACAGCGCCACTGAGTCAAAGACCGTGTTAGCAGACAGCTCAAATGGGGGATGATTCGTGTGTGTGAACACCATCTTCTCCGACTCGCGGGAATAGCGGACATCAGGAATCTCTGAATCAAGGTAGGGTATGACCACGCCATCCACCCCGTCCTCACGGATATAGAGCAGGACACCATCAGTGCTGTATACATGGAGAACCCCTTCAGAGAGACGAAGGAGGAATCGGTTCTCGTTATTGATCGAGAAGGATATCAACTTCACATTACCTTCCACAGAGTCCTCGATCCACTCAAAGCCCTCGCGATACTTCGCAGGACCTTGGATGGAGGGGATGAAGTTCTCCATGCGCTGTAGCCCTTTGTTGAACTTATCAACATCGAGGCGTCCGCGCATATAAGGGCCCATAAGGCCCCCTGTAAAATCTGTGGTTATCGGATTATATGATGCCATTACCTTGATGAGCTTCTATGAATTGTGACTGGGCGTCGCTCATGTAGGTCTGTGGCGGTCCCTGCCTTGAAAATTGTGACTTGGCGTCTTTCAGCTCTTGGCGATACAGGCGGTCCATCTTGTCGCGGGTATCTACCCCTGCGGACAATGGGACAGAGATGCGCGAGGCGAGATAGTACTCAAGGACCCGTGTAAGAACCTCGGGCCATACCGTGACGTCCGCTGTGTCCACATCAGTGTAGCGGAAATATGTGTTCTCGACGTTCGTGTACACGTAGCCGTTCGAGAGTTCAAAATCAGTGAGAATGGAACCATCCTCTGTTTCGTAGCGCCATGTTCCATTGCGCTTACTGGTGAATCGGAACCCGTAGCGGGAATCCCCAGTGAAAGTGACGTCAGCTACTTGGAGCTCACGTTTACGTGCGACGGGCCAATCCCATTTCGCAGCGATGTATAAAATGGCGCGAGCGAGCGCAGGCTTAACCACCTTTGCCTCAGCCGACGATTCGTCGAGGTCAGTGATTGTCTCATGCCCGCCAACTTCAGCGATGGCGGCGTTTGCGATCTCAAGCTCTGTTGCCATAAAAAGGGTGAGGGCCCGCCCATGCCAAGACGGGCCCTCGGTGTTCGGTTAGGTGTTAACCACGTACAGGATGAATCCTGTAAGAGTGTCGGCAGCTGCAAGTGCCCCTACCGAAGTAGTGATAATCACAGTCTGGATGCCTTCGCCAACTTCAACGCCACGTTCGCCAGCTGCGGAGAGCGCTGCCACTGCTGTAGCAGCGAGCAAGGCGTCCGAGTTGTCGTCGGTAGGTGCCGATTTGGTAGCGTAGCCGATTTCGACCTCTGCGGAGTTGCTTAGGCTCGCTGAACTGAGAACAGTCTCAACAACCACAGCACCCGAAGGGAGCTCAACAGCTTCGATAACGGAGGCGATACTCACAACACCAGTGGCGGTGTAAGCAAAGCGCTTGATGCGCACGCGAGCACCATCGTCGATGGGGCTCAGCGGATTATGTCCCTGACCACGCACTTGTGCGAGTTCGGTAGAGACTTCGGAGTAAACGATACTAGCCATAATATTTTATAGTATTGGGTTAATGTTGACTTACGCCTCTGTGCAGCGGATCTCACCAGCAACTTCACCCCACATGCGGGAAGAGCCGATAGTCTGCTTGTAGTAGATGTAAGGAGCTTTCTTCTTACCAGACAGGCGCCAGATGTCGCCAACCAGCTCTTGGCCGATTGTGAGCTTCTGTGCTGATGGCAAGGAGACGCGGATACGGCGCTCATCACCTACGATAGGGATGCGTTCGCTCATGCGGAAGTTGTATCCGAGGATACTGGTAGGATTACCATCAGCGAGACTCTTCTTAATAGAGAGGTCGAAGTTGATGATCTCGTCGAAGGCGAGGAGCTCCTCCCACTGGTGGGAAGTCATCACACAGTCGAGCTTGGTGTTCTCGTCGATTGCCTCAAGACGGAGCATTGTAGTGCGAAGCGCCTTGAGCTTGTCGATTGTGAGACCAAGTCCTGTTGCAGCTTCACCGAGAGTGAAGTTGGAACCAACAGACACGCCTTCATACTGACCCGACTTGAGCGTATAGCGCCCGCCTGTAGCTGTGATCTTGTTCGAGGAGCCGTTGCTGACTTCACCGACGGTGATCGTAGAACTGTCGAGGTCTGTAGGAGCCACGCAGTAGTTGATGACAGTGTCACCAGACTTGCCTGTGTACGCGGGAGCGTAGTAGCCTTCGTTGATGATGTCGTCACGTTTACGCTTACCTGACGCGAGCATCTTCATGGAGTAAGGATTCTTCGGGTCAGTGATGACACGCATGAGATCCTTCTCATCCACGATCTTACCGATGTCGTAAGACTTCAGTCCGATACGACGTCTGTCGTGTGGGATTTCGGATACAGGGTTATCGGAGTAACGAGTGTTATCCTCCTGCATTTCTTCCGCCTCGCCAATGCGATCCCAATACTGGTATTCACTGGCTTGCGATTCATGTTCGACCAACGGGTCGAGTTTGGACTCGGTTTGTTCAAAACCGAGCTGGAAACCTTCGCGAAACTGATTCACAAAACTGGTTTCGATGGATTCTGGAGTTCCTGGGTTCATAATATGTATAAATAGAAGTTGTTGCTCGGAGAGCTTCGTGCTCTGCGAAGTTTGAGTTTCGAGGAGCTGCCCTTTCGGACTCTTCTAGTCTTACGCTACCAGCGGCTGATTACAGCTTTCCAGAGACCCAAAAAGGGCTGTCTCTATAGAGGAGACAGCCCTAAATATGTTACGGAGTCAACCGTAGATAACTACAAAGCGTATTTTTTCTGGTAAAGCGCGGTACGCTGCTTCAGAAGGTCTTCACGTTTGAGTTTGTCCGCGATGGAGAGACCTCCTGGATCAGACATGATGACCTCGCTGTGCTGCATATCGAAGTCCTTAATCTGGGCTTGAATACCTGCAACAGTGTCCCCGCTGAAACCTCCGCCATTTCCACCTGATACCATTCCAGCATCTTGAACCAGTGGTGCAAGGGTATGGAACAGCTTCATGATTCCAGGATGGTTCTCCACGATAGGAGACCATTGGACGAGGTCACGTAGCTCAGGGACCTTATCGGCCAGAATCTCGAAAGCTTCATTGGCCGACTTATGGTTGAGCTCGTAGTTGTCTGCCCACTCGTTCTGGAGCTGTCGCTGCTGCGCGGTGACAGACTCCTTGATCTGGCCTTCCAGATCGCCGCTGGCACCGACGGTCTTGCCCGCCCACAGTTCACCAAGCTTATTGGCCTGCTGTGTTGAAAGGTTCAGCTGGTCGGCTACGGAGCGTAGCTCAGTGACGTCTGTCTCCGAGAGCTTATGGGCCACTGTCTCCTCCCCTTGGGCTACGTCATAAGAC